AAAGTTGAAGTACGTAATAATAATGTAGATAAAGCTCTTAGAATTTTGAAGAAGAAATTGCAACAGGACGGTTTTTTTAATGAGCTCAGAGAAAGAGAATATTATACCTCAAAGGGTGAAAAGAAAAGACATGCCAAAGCAGCTGCAATACGTAGATCAAAAAAAGAAAGAAAGAAACGACTAGACGAGCTTGGATACTAAATGAGCAAAAATAAAGAAGAACGCAAACCAGTTAAAAGGCGTAAACGCCGTAAACCAATGACTGAGGAGCAAAGACTTGCTGCATCAGAACGTCTTGAGAAAGCAAGAAAGGCAAGAGCAAAAAAGAATCCAGATTACGGTATGAGTGGTATTCATGAAACTCTCCGAAATCTTGAGGACAACCATTTCTTGCATCCTAAAAAAGTAAAGGAATGGATTAAGACACAGAAAGAACTGGCATCTTCTGAACGAGCAAGTGTCAGACAAAAAATAAAAGGTGCATATGCAAAACAATTAATTCATGAGGGTTATGTTAGACGTATGCAATCATATCTAAAAACTGGTGATTGGGCTGATACTCTTTATGGTGAACATCAAGAACACAAAATTAAATATCGTTGTGTATCTTTATCTTATGAAAAAGATGGAACTCCAAAAAGAAATATAGGTACATTCTATGAAGATATGGGAGAAGTCTATACACAAGAAATGTTTAATGAGGATAGGAATAGTTCTTGACTGAAGAAAATGATTCAAAAGTAATTCAAGGCCCATGGCCAAAATCTGGAAGAAAAGTAAAAGTACCAGATGATGGCATGATGCAACTACAAGATGATATTGCATTTGCTGAAGAATTAAATCAAACTGTTATTGTTCAAATGATTCACACTATGGGTGAAAACGGTATTCATGTTACTGAAGAATCTTTTATTAAAGATATTGGATTTATAATTGAGGTTACTAAGGGTGTAATATATAGAAGTATGGGTATTCCTTATCCAACTCAAAAGTTGCTTGAGGTGTTTGTTAATACTGAACTTGACGCAGATAAAAGTTTACGTAGTGAAGTTGATTTAGAACAGTTTAAATAAATTTTTAGAAATGTAGTAGAAAAAGAAAAAACGGATGATTAATATTCCAATGAGGTTATAATGATTTTAGTTGATATGAACCAGATTTCTCTGGCTAGTGTTATGATGCATTTACATATGACAAAAGAAAAAAAGATTGATGACAAAATGGTACGTCATATGATTCTTAATTCTTTACGCATGTATCGAACTCGTTTTGTTTCTGAGTTTGGTGAACTGGTTTTATGTTACGACTCTAAACACTATTGGCGTCGAGATTACTATCCTCAATACAAAGCTTCACGTAGAAAATCCAGAGAAAAGTCTGAACACAATTGGGATGATATCTTTAGTTGTTTGAATGAAATTAAAAGTGAACTAAAAGATAACATGCCATATAAAGTTGTAGAAGTTTATGGTGCAGAAGCAGATGATATTATAGGAATACTTTGTTCTGAATATTCAGATGAGATATTAATTTTATCTGGTGATAAAGATTTCATTCAACTTCAAAAATATCCAAACGTCAAACAGTACAGCCCTATCACAAAGAAAATGGTTACAGGTGAAAATCCTGATACGTATTTAAAAGAACATGTATTTAAAGGTGATACAAGTGATGGTATTCCAAATGTGCTATCACCAGACAATACATTTACAGATGGACTACGGCAGAAACCTCTTGGTAAGAAAAAGATTGCTTCATGGATAGATCATGATTTTAATGATGTTGCACCAAATGAAGAAGTAAAAAGAAACTTTCAAAGAAATAGAAAGTTAATTGATCTTTCATACACACCAGAAGAATTGTCAGATGAAATAATTAATACATACAAAGAAGCACCAACTAATGACCGTAGTAAACTATTAAATTATTTTATACAAAAGAGATTGAAGAATCTCACCGAATCAATAGGAGAATTTTAAATGGATTTATTAATTTCAGAAATCTTGGATAAGGTTTCTAAAGCTAAAACCAAAAATGAAAAAGTAAATATTTTACGAGAGTATAATAATGCTGGTTTGAGAATGGTTATCAAATCATCTTTTGATCCGAATATAGTTTGGGGTTTACCAGATGGTGAAGTTCCCTTTACTCGTAATGAAGCACCAGCTGGAACAGAACATACAAGTCTTGCACATGAAGCACGAAAGTTATTTCATTTTATTGAAGGTGGTAATAATCAGATTACACAAAACAAACGTGAGTCAATGTTTGTTCAACTTCTTGAAGGATTGCATGAAAGTGAAGCAGATGTTCTTGTCGCTGCAAAGGACAAGAAATTGCACCAAATATACAAAGGACTTTCTGCACCTGTAGTCAAAGAAGCATTTAACTGGACAGATGAATTTATGTTAGACGACCATGCAGTATATCCACAAGGCACTCGCTCTGCTTCGGGTATCGCTGGATAATGATTATTGAGGATGATGTTAAACTAGATTATTCTGATGTACTAATACGGCCTAAAAGGTCTACTCTTACATCTAGATTTGAAGTTGATATGAACAAAACCTATACGTTCTATCACAGTAAACAAGAATGGACTGGCGTTCCAATTATGGCAAGTAATATGGATACTACTGGCACATTCGATATGCACAAAGTCTTGAGTCAAGATGGTATGATTACCTGTATTGCTCGACACAACAATACAAAAGGAATGTTGTGGAAAGAAGCTCCTGATAAAAATAAACTTTGTGTTATGTCTGGTATATCTGAATCTGAAATTATTGAAATAAATGCGGTAGCAAATACTTATCCAGAAATTGCATTTGTAGGATTAGATGTTGCAAATGGTTACACTAAAAACTTTGTGGACGCAGCAAAAAGACTACGAGAATATTTACCAGATTCTACAATCATTGCTGGTAATGTTGCAACTGCTGATATGGTTGCCGAGTTAATTCTTGCTGGTGTTGATATTGTAAAAGTTGGTGTTGGGCCAGGCAGCGTATGTACGACTCGCATCAAAACAGGTATTGGTTATCCTCAATTAAGTTCGGTGATTGAATGTGCAGATGCTGCTCATGGTATTGGTGGACATATTATTGCAGATGGTGGTTGCAATTCATCTGGTGATATAGTTAAAGCATTTGCTGCTGGTGCAGATTTTGTTATGATTGGTGGTATGTTATCTGGACATGATGAATGTGATGGAGAACTAGAGTTTGAAGATGATAATCCAGAACCAGTTGGCATGAAATTCTATGGTATGGCTTCCTCTACTGCAATGAATAGACATGGACATCCTAATAGAGAATATCGGGGTGAGGAAGGTAAGACTGTAACCGTACCGTACTCTGGGCCCGTTAAAAACACCGTTATGGACATACTGAGCGGTGTTCGTTCGGCATGTACCTATGTTGGAGCTCAACGTCTAAAAGACCTACCAAAATGCGCTACTTTTGTCAAAGTAAACAGTACACACAACAAAATCTATGAATAAACCTCAAACTTTTTTTAAGTTTCCTTTAAAAACAATGACTTAGCAATGGCGATTTTACTTGACATTTTACTCATTTTAGTGTATTATGTGTACATTAATGATGAAAAATAAGGAAAAACAATGATTGTATTTTTAATTGGTATTATGGCTTTGATTTTTGGAGTTGCTGGTATTGAAGGAACTCTACCCATTTTTCTTGGAATTTTAATCTCTATCTTTGGTAGTTCTATGATGTTATGGGGTATTAAAATTATGGCTAATAAAGATCAATTGCAATAATGAATGTAATTAATGTAATTGGTGGAACGAAAAATCAACGCAAACTTGCTGAGAAAATAGCATGGTTCTGTATTGAAGATATGATGCCCAGATACAGAACTTTGGATATAGAAATTCAATTGCGAAACTGTATGAAAGAAACTGAACAATTGGGTTGTTGTTATGCTTTAGAAACAAATAGAGAATTTGTTATAGAAGTAGAAAAGTCTTTATACAAAAAAGATTTAGATGATTTTGCTAGAACTATTTGCCATGAGATGATACATGTNTGGCAGACTGCAAGCAAAACAATGAAAGATAGCAGTGATGGGCAAAAGTTTTGGAAAGGCAAAAACGGTAAGTATAAAAATTATACCGATACCGAATANGCACATCAACCTTGGGANCACCAAGCATATTCATTGCAAGACAAATTATTAGAACAGTTTAAGGAATATTATTATGGGAATAAGTGAATTACTTTTGGCTGGACTTGTGTTTTTATCACCAAATGTAGTTGATAAAGCATCAGCATCCGTTGATACTGAAATAANTTCGTATGCCGANACTCAGATAACTTGTCTTGCAATGAACATGTATCATGAAGCAAGAGGACAAGGAACTGACTGGACAACTTGACAGGTAACGGCTGTTGTTCTCAATCGTGTAAATGATAAAAGATTTCCAAACAGTATATGTGAGGTAGTCTATCAAGGCCCAATCAGAGAAAGTTGGAAAACCAAAACTGATAATACAATACCAGATGAAGATCGCAAATATTATCCTATAAGAAATAGGTGTCAGTTCTCTTGGTATTGTGATGGTAAAAGTGATACACCACATGACAAAAAGAACTATGAGAAAATCTCTTTTTTGGCAG